TAAGATGCCGTATTGTGATGTAACAAGAACATGCCCTGAACACATATTCAAAGGACAACGTGATCCAAGATTAGGACCACCAGAAACGAGAAATCAACCACTAACACAAACTGGACAAACATGTCAAGCATGTCCCCCGCAAGGAGTGAATAATGCAAAATAATACGCCATTTGTATATACTGAAGATCAGTTGATGGCAAGATTGAAATTCTTTATTGGAGTTTGTCTTGCGCTAACACTCACAGGCATTGTATTCGTTGTATTGTATTCAATTATTTTTGTAACACAACCATTGAATGCAATGTCACCAATCGATCAGAAATTCTTTGAGCTAATTGTTCCGATTGCAACATTCCTAACAGGCACATTATCGGGTATTATGTTAGCGGGTAGACCGAAAGAAGAACAAGAAGCTATGCTTGCAGCACAAAAGCAAGCAACTGAGTCTTTCAAAACAACGATGGAAGAAACAAGAAAGCCTGCTCCAGAAGTAAAAAGAGCGGAGAAAGTTGAACCTTCACTAAGCCCACAAACAACAATACCTCCCGCACCAGGATTTGGTGGTAAACTAGCACCACCCCCTGCACCACAACCGGAGATTTAAAATGCCACCAATTGTAAGTATTTTCCAATCAAGCATAACCGATGATGGTCTGAGCAGTAAAAGAATAGTTACGTTTCTCGCTTTTATACTTTGCAGTGTCGCCTTTTTAGCAAATCTATTTTTTGGTTTCAAAATAGATACACATCTTTTTGACGGTATGATGTATATCTCAATTGCAGGATTAGGTGTAACAGTAGCCGAGAGATTTGCACCAAAACCTCCAGCAACACCACAACCATTACTTAAATAAGGGGCTAAATATGAAACTGATTATAACAGCAGCAATCATAGGTTTAATTCCTCTGCTAAGTTATCATAATATCTCATTTGCCGCAGCAGAAGTGAAAAAAGTATGTGTCGATAAAATAACAAATGATGGCAAAAAAGTTTTAGATAAAGATGGTAAACCTGTTCAAGAATGTAAAGAAATCAAAGTGCACCAAAAACTAGAAGGCACGAAAGTTCCAGAGAAAAAATAATGGACGAAAAAGAGTCGGTACAGATGAAAGTGGATGTAGGTGTACTTAAAACACAAGTAGCCTCACTGACTCAACTCTGTGATAAAATGGACAAAGTAATAGAAAAACTTATGGACAATCAAGACAAAAATGTCAACCAAATATATTCAGATATGGATAAAAGAAAAAATGATACAATTATGGATATAAAAGAGCTGCATTCCAGAATAACAACAGTCGATAGAAACTTATCTGATAAAATAGAGTTGACTGAACGAAGGATTATGGAAGAAATTAAGTCTCTTCGTGATCATATAGAACAACACAATAAAAAAGAAGATGGTGAAATTAAAAAAATACTAGAATGGAAATGGATGGCAGCAGGAGGTATTGTTGCATTGGCATGGTTGATTTCTAACGTAAATCTTGATATGATTAGTAAAATGTTCAATTAAACTTTTCTACACTTTTGTTATGTCAATATACATTGATCGAAAATTCTTAAAACTCCTTTCACCAAAATTGAGTAGGTTCTCTGAGAAAAAAGAGGACTTATATAATTTTAGGTGCCCCTTTTGCGGTGATTCTAAAAAGAATCAACTCAAGGCTAGAGGGTATGTTTACAGAAAGAAAAATGATTATTATTTTAAATGCCAGAACTGTGGTGTCGGGCATACAATGTATAATCTTATCAATTTATTAGATGGCAATCTTGCAAAAGATTATGCGTTGGAAAGGTTTACAAATGGCGAGACAAAAAATCATAATTATCCCAAACCAGAAAAACCAGAAATAAAATTTGAAGCGCCAGTATTTACCAAAAAGAAAATGGTAATTAATCTTCCTAACATCAAAAATTTGTCAGAAGAGCATTTTGCAAGACAGTATTGCATAGGAAGAAAAATTCCACAGGATACATATGATAATCTATACTATGCTGAAGATTTTAAATCTTTCGTAAACGAAATCTTTCCTGATAATGAAAAGGATTTAAAAGACGATGATCCTAGACTTGTAATACCCTTTTATGATGAAGATGGTTCTCTTTTAGCGGTTCAAGGTAGAGCATTACGTGATTCAAAAATCAGATACATTACAATTAAATTTAATGAAGATTCTATAAAAGTATTTGGTTTAAACAAAGTAAACAAAAACGAAAAGGTCTATGTTACTGAGGGCCCTATTGACTCTTTATTTTTACCAAATGCTGTAGCAACTGCTGATGCAAATTTAACAAATTCATCGAAGTATATTCCTAAAGAAAATATAGTATTGATTTTTGATAATGAACCAAGAAATAAAGATATTTGTAAAATGATGGATAAAGCAATCGAAAATCATTTTTCAATATGTATTTGGCCAGAGATGATTGAAGAAAAAGATATAAATGAGATGATTTTAAGCGGATTTACACAAGAAGAATTAATTGATATAATTGACAAAAATACCTTTGTGAATTTAAGAGCGAAAATGGAGTATATACAATGGAAGAAAATTTAGTAAAGTTAATTAGTTACTCAAGAGGTGAAGATGGTAAAAATTTATTGGAACAAATTGCTTTTGTTGCAAGAGTCTCAAATCCATCTAATCAAAACAACGATGCAACAGCAGAAAAGTTAGTTCGTTATCTGATTAAAAATAATCACTGGTCTCCTCTTGAAATGGTTTCCGCTTGTCTTGAAATCAATACAACAAGAGATATTGCAAGACAAATCATCAGGCATCGTTCTTTCTCTTTTCAAGAGTTTAGTCAGCGATATGCGGTAGCTGATATGGGATTTAAACTAAAAGAAGCAAGATTGCAAGATACGAAAAATAGGCAAAACTCTGTAGAAATTGATTTCAATAACGACAAGGAAAGGCAGCTTGCTTATCAATGGGAGATGATGCAACAAAGAGTTCTTACGGAGGCAAAAAGTGCTTATGAATGGGCTATCGATAAAGGTATTGCAAAGGAGCAAGCAAGAGGTGTTCTACCTGAAATAACAGTATCTAGAATTTACATGGCAGGAACCATTAGGTCCTGGGTTCACTACATACAACTCCGCTCCGCAAACGGGACACAAAAAGAACATCGTGAAATAGCTCTTGCTTGTGCAGATACACTTGAATCTATTTTTCCAATGATTAAGGAGTTTGTTAATGTATAATGATGTGGTTAAATTTATCGAAGCGTGTGAACAAGAACGTTGTATTGAAAATATTAGTCTGTATCGAAATCTTATTAAAGAAGAGTTTTGGGAATTTCAAGATGGCTTAAAAAAACAAGATGATATTGAACAACTTGACGCATGTATGGATATGATTTGGGTTATTCTGGGTTATTGTTATATGAAAGGTTATAATGTAGAAGGTGCTTGGAAGGAAGTTGCAAACTCAAATTTGTCTAAAATAGATCCTGTGACAGGCAAAGTTAAAAAGCGTGATGATGGTAAAGTTTTAAAACCAGAAGGGTGGAAGCCTCCACAACTAGAATTGTTTGTATAAGGAAAAAACATGCAGTATTTGGATATTGATATAGATTTAAGTAGGGATAATTTATTCGACACTCTTGGAATAAAAAGATTGCAAGAATCCTATATGATGGAAAACGAAACATCACCACAACATAGGTTTGCGTATGTATCAAAAGCATTCTCTTCCTCGCCGGAACACGCTCAAAGGTTATATGAGTACAGCAGTCAGCATTGGCTCAGTTATTCTACTCCCATTTTGTCTTTTGGGCGTTCTCGTCGTGGCCTGCCTATTTCATGTTTTCTACCCTACCTACACGATAGCGCAGAAGGTTTGGTGTACTGTCTTTCAGAGGTAAACTGGCTATCAATGTTAGGAGGCGGAATTGGAATTGGTCTTGGAATACGTTCTGCTGATGACAAGTCTGTTGGCATTATGCCTCACCTTCGTACTTACGATGCCTCCTCGTTGGCATATCGTCAAGGTCGCACTCGCCGCGGTTCTTATGCTGCATATCTTAATGTTTCCCACCCTGATATTCATCTCTTCCTTGAAATGCGGAAACCAACAGGCGATCCTAATATGCGAGCATTAAATCTGCATCATGGTATTAATATCACTGATGATTTTATGCAGATTATTGAGAAGTGCATGCTAGATTCAAGTGCTGATGATTCTTGGAATCTAGTTGATCCAAATAATGGTGAAGTTAGAGACACAGTTTCAGCCAGAGAACTGTGGCAAAAAATTCTTGAAACGAGAATGCTCACCGGTGAACCTTACATTCACTTCATTGATACAAGCAATCGTCACTTGCCTTGGTTTCAAAAAGAAAAAGGATTGTCTATTAAACAATCAAATCTTTGTAGTGAGATTGTATTGCCAACAGATAAAGATCGAACCGCAGTATGTTGTTTGTCCTCATTAAATCTGGAGTATTATGATGATTGGAAAGATAACGAACTTTTTCTTCGGGACGTGGCCGAGATGCTTGATAACGTTCTACAGTATTTCATTGATAATGCTCCTGATAGCATTTCACGAGCAAGATATTCTGCTTCTATGGAACGCTCTATTGGTATTGGTGCCCTCGGTTTTCATGCATATCTACAAAAGAAAAACATCCCCTGGGAATCATCACTCGCAGTGAGCGTAAACAAAAGAATCTTTAACAATGTGAGAGGTAAACTCGATGTTGCAAATAAAGAATTGGGCACCGAACGCGGTGAAGCCCCCGATTGCGTTGGCTCTGGGAATCGTTTTGCCCATCTTATGGCTATTGCTCCCAATGCAAGCTCATCTATTATTATGGGTAATACCAGCCCTAGTGTTGAGCCTTATCGCGCTAATGCTTATCGTCAAGACACTCTATCGGGATCTTTCTTGAATAAAAATAAGTTTCTCGATAAAATCATTAAGGAGAAGTTTGATGAACAATCAGTGGACTACCAAGAAATCTGGTCAAGCATTATTGCAAACGACGGATCAGTTCAGCACCTTAGTATACTATCTGACTGGGAAAAAGACGTATTCAAAACGTCTATGGAGATTGACCAGCGATGGATTGTGGAACACGCAAGTCACCGACAGAATTTCATTGACCAAGCGCAATCCATTAACCTCTTTTTCAGACCTGACGTAGACATTAAATATCTTCATGCTGTACACTTTCAAGCTTGGAAACAAGGTCTCAAAACTCTTTATTATTGTAGATCAGAAAAAATCGGCAAAGCGGATAAAGTTTCAAACAAAATTGAAAGGCAAGTTATTCAAGAGGTCGATCTCAAAGCACTTGCACGTGGTGAAGAATGTTTAGCGTGTGAGGGCTGAAATGTCTTTTCTAGTTGCAAACCTTCCTCCTGTACATTGTTATATTCGCCGTGAATTCCTTTATGATTTTGAAAAGGGTCACGGCGAATATGAACCGTGTATTTGGGTATCAATTAAAAGTTTGAGAAGTCAAGCTTTTCGAATCGAATCATATCTTCCTAGATATGGGGCACTTTATGATAAATTACCTTTACATGCATATGTAAGCAGAAAGGATAATTTAGAGATATCTTCATTTTTACCTCTCGATACTCTTCAAATATGGGATTGCTTCAGCTATAATATTGCAATCTTACAAAAGGCATTTCTTCGAAACTTATCATGTCAGTTTTATGCAAAAGATAAACAGCTTTATTCTGGCAATTATCTTTTTACTGTTGACAATGCAAGCCCAGATTTGAATATAATCGACACTAGCTATAGTGAATGGCCAGAAGATCATAAGTCATTCAATTTTATTGAACTTGATAATGGGCAATATGCAGCACAGCCAAATAATCGATGTATATTTTTTGATGCTGCAAGCAACCCAAAACAAATGTTGTTTCCAGATTTTAAAGTTTGCACAAAAAAATATATTGTAGAAACAAATCCAAAATGGCGTTTGGGTGATACAACTGATGTAATGTATACCAAGTAAAGGATTCAAATGAAAAAGATTTATCGTTTTACTGCCTCTTGGTGTCAACCATGCAAGGCATTATCAAAAAATTTAGAGTTAGCTAATTTAGATATTCCAATTGAAGTGATTGATATTGATGTTTTCGAAGATATTGCTATTGAATATGCAATTCGATCAGTTCCAACTTTAATTCTGAAAGATGGCGAAACTGAAAAAGGGTTGGTTGGAGTACATTCACCAGAACAAATAAGAGAGTGGGCAAATGGTTAAAAAGAAACTAAAACTAACAGATGAACGAAATTATTTTAAACCTTTCACATATCCTTGGGCATATGATTCATGGCTTAAACATGAACAAAGTCATTGGCTACACACTGAAGTTCCAATGATCGAAGATGTTAAAGATTGGAAAAACAAATTGACACAAAATGAAAAAGAATTTCTTACGCATATTTTTAGATTTTTTACGCAGGGAGATATTGATGTTGCTGGCGGTTACGTCCGTAATTACTTACCTCATTTTCCTCAGCCTGAAATTCGTATGATGTTATCTGGTTTTGCTGCGCGAGAAGCTTTACATATTGCTGCATATAGTCATTTGATTGAAACTCTTGGGCTACCAGAAACTACATATAATCAATTCTTTGAATATCAAGAGATGCGTGATAAACATGATTACGTTTTGAATCAATCTAATAGCTTAGTGAACACATCATCTGTAGCAAAAAATATTGCATTATTCTCCGCTTTTACTGAAGGTATGCAATTGTTTAGTTCATTTATTATGCTGCTGAATTTTCCGCGTCAAGGAAAAATGAAAGGTATGGGTCAAATCGTAACTTGGTCGATTGTTGATGAAACTATGCACGCCGAGTCAATGATTAAATTGTTTAGAACCTACATAGAGGAAAATCGTGAAATTTGGAACGATACTCTCAAATCTGAAATCTACACTATTGCAACAAGAATGGTTGACCTCGAAGATCGTTTTATTGATTTATCATTCGGCATGGGCGATATGCATAATCTATCTTCTGATGACGTTAAAACCTATATTCGTTACATTACTGATCGTCGCCTTATTAGTCTTGGTCTCAAGGGCATAATGAAAGTGAAAAAGAATCCATTGCCTTGGGTTGAAGAAATGATTAATGCACCAACTCATACCAATTTTTTTGAGAATCGTGCTACTGATTATGCAAAGGGTGCATTATCTGGAACATGGGATGAAGTTTGGGGAAAAGCCGCTTAATTTTGAAAGGAGAATAATCATAGAAAAAGTAATAACAGCAGAGTGTTCTGAATGTGAATCATCTTTTGAGTTAGTCTATGAAGAAGAACTAGTATCTGACGATACGCCAAGTTTTTGCCCATTCTGTGGCGAGAAAATCGAGGACATCCAAGAAGAATATATAGATCAGGATGACTTTGATGATGAGATAGAGGGATGGAAATAAATTGGATTTACGAAGATAAAGATTTTTCTGAAGAGCAGATAGAGGATAACTATGGCTTTGTATATGTAATTACAAATTTACAGACCGGTAAAAAATATATCGGGAAAAAGTTTTTTTACTCGTTAAAAACAAAAGTTATTAAAGGTAAGAAAAAACGGCAAAAATTATCTTCGGATTGGAAAACATACTTTGGTTCTAACACAGAACTACAAAATGATGTTAAACTACTTGGACAAAGTATGTTTAAAAGGGAAATAATTTATCTTTGTAAAACAAAAGGCGAGTGTGGTTACATGGAAGCAAAAGAACAATTTCAAAAATGTGTTCTTGAATCAAACGAATACTACAATACTTGGATAATGGTAAGAGTTAGAAAAAATCACCTAAAAGGTATTAAATGATGGACTTAAAAAAGATTGATCCTAGTTTATATGACGGTGTTGATTTTTATCGTCAAGACAATCAATCAATTAATATTTCGGCATTTAAACTAATAGAAACAGGTAATAAAAAAGACGGCTCGCCAATGGGCGATTTGTATGATATTATCATATTTCCTGATGTAAACAAAAAACCTTCTTTGCCAGAAAGATTTCAAGCAATATTAACTTCACCTTTAGATTATGTGGAAAGAATGGTTGAAAGTGGTTTTCTTGGTGTTGTTGTGCGAGCAACAGACACCTCTGATGACTACATGAAAGAAGTTTTCGATGAAATTAATGAAAACATGACTGTTTGTATTAAAAACTATGAGGAACGTGAAAATGTTAAATAAGTATGAACTTAAAGAAGTTTTGCAAAATTCGGTTGTTACTGTTGTTTTCACGAAGGTTGACGGAACAGAAAGAGTGATGAATTGTACGTTGCTCCCGGAATACATTCCACAAGTTGTTGCAGAAAAACAACAACTTTTGACAGAAAGCTTGCCAAAAGCTGAAAATCCTAATACCATATCTGTATGGGACGTAGAAAGCAATGGTTGGCGTTCATTCCGTATTGACTCTGTAAAGACTGTAACTAAAAATGAGACTCACATCCGTTAAAGATTATGAAAAGGTACTTTCAGGTGGTGAACCCACCTGGAAGAATGGCGAATCATCTATTGTCAAAGCATTGAATTGGTACAACTATCATTCAGATTCAAAAGATAGTAAAAAGTACACTATTCATTATCTCAAAGAAAATAAAACCAAAAAAGAAACACTCGATTTGATCGAAAAGGCTCCAGAGGACCTTTTTTCAAATCTTGGTTTTGTTTGCCGTATTAAAATGCGTGGCGGTCCAATTACTGAAAATAATCAGAAATGGATTGATACGACAATTCAAAGCATAGCAAAAAAAGTTCAGCCTGTTATAAAAGTAAAGGCAGAAGAAGTCAAGACTGTATCAATTCAAGATCGAATTCAAGAAAAATCAAAAGAAATAATTGGTGAACTTGAAAGTATTGTTGATGATTGCTTTTCTGTTCGTGATTTTGATGCAGTTGATCCGTATGAAATCATGCAAACACTCTCCGTAAAAGGTGTTCACGCCAATCATATCATTTCCTTTTTTAAGACTCGTGTATCTGAATTTGAAGAAGTGCTTTCAAGCAAAGATTCGCAATTGATTGAAGGTTATTCAAACTTTTCAAAAAGTGAACTCAAACAATATCTTGCATATCTTAAAAGAATCATTTCTGATGCGGAACGAATCACTCATGTAAATAAGTTGACACGGGCTCCTCGAAAGAAAAAAGCTAAACCTGTCGATAAAGTGATTTCAAAATTGCAATTCAAAAAAGAAGACTCAGAATACAAAGTCGCATCGGTGAACCCAGCGGATATTGTAGGCTGCACTCAACTTTGGGTGTTCAATACGAAGACACGTAAAGTCGGTGTGTACAATTCAATCGACGATGCTGGGCTTTCGGTAAAGGGTACTACAATCATCAATTTCAACGAATCAACCTCCGTACAAAAAACTCTTAGAAAGCCTGAAGTGTCTCTTCCTGAACTTATCAAAGCCGGTAAAGTTACACTTCGTAAATTTTTGAGTAATATCAATGCAGTCGAACAGTCGTTGACAGGAAGAATTAATTCTGATACTATTCTTGTCAGGATTATCAAATAAAGGTTATCATGATTTTAATTGATCTCAATCAGGTTCTATTGTCTGGCATCATGGCACAAATTTCCGACAATAAAACCAAAATAGAAGAAGGGCTTGTTCGCCATCTTGTTTTGAATGTACTTCGCACACATATCAAACAGTTCAAAACTGAATATGGTGATGTTATTCTCTGTTGTGATAATAAAAACTATTGGCGCAAAGAATACTTTCCTTATTACAAAGCTGGGCGCAAAAAAGCGCGAGAAAAGACCGATCTTGACTGGCATCTGATTTTTCAAATTCTTGGTGAAATTAAAAAAGAATTGAAACTTTATTTCCCATATCGCGTACTTGATATTGATGGTGCAGAAGCCGACGATATCATTGGCACACTTGCCGCAAAATATGCAACCCGTGAAAAGGTACTCATCATCTCAAGTGATGGCGACTTTCTTCAACTGCAAATAAACAAGAATGTTAAACAATACAATCCTGTTTTGAAAAAATATATCAAGTCGGATAATCCCGTTCTTGATCTAAAAGAAAAGATTATCAAGGGTGACAAAGGCGATGGTATTCCAAACATCATTTCACCCTCTAATTGTTTCATCATGGAACAAAGGCAAAAGCCCATCACTAAAAACAAACTGAGTGATTTTCTTGATACGCACCATTCTTTTTACGAAGAATCTGCAAGGCTCGGTTTTTCCCGCAATCAAACATTGATTGATCTTAGTTTTACACCACAAAATATCAAAGACCAAATCAATGAAGCTTTTGAAAACACAAAGCCGGCACCCAAGTCTGCTTTGATTAATTACTTCATGGAAAAGAAACTTAAAAACCTAATGGATGTTATCGAGGAATTTTAATGAGAAAAAACATTTATGAAATTTTTGATGAGTTTGAACTCGCAAAAACAAAAAAAGATAAAATTGATGTTCTAGCAAAACATTGGTCGCCAACACTTAAACTGGTTTTGCAACTTGCATATCGACCAGAAGTTCAGTGGAAGTACAACAAATATCCGGAAGAATACCGACCTCAAAGCACTGTAGAAGGAATTTCTTTTGCATCACTTGATACAGAACTAAAGAGGCTGTATATTTTTCAAAAAGGAAATCCAACCGCAGAGAAACTAACCGAAAAAAGAAGTAAAGAACTTCTTATTTTGGTTCTAGAATCTCTTGAACCACGTGAAGCGGATGTTGTTATGAATATTTTTAAAAAGGATCTGGATGTGAAAGGATTGACAGTTAAGTTTATCCGTGATAACATTCCAGGAGTCTTGTAAATTAACTACGGAGTATAATAAGTGTCAAAATTCGTTGGAAAGTTTCGTCAAAATCGTAACTATATGGACGATGATGATTATTCAAAGGGCTTCTCTAAAAATAAAAAACGCAAAAAAGATGAATATCGAGAAATGCGTAAAATGAAAATGCGAAATCAGGATGATGACGCATATGGTTATGATGATCATGAAACACCAAAACGAATGAAATCGTATTAAAAAAACAACACTTGACAGGATCCGTCGGATGTGCTAGAATAGCAGTTCGACGGAGAATACATTATGCTAATCTACACTGCGACTCAAAAGTCAAAGCACAAACTCGCGCCTAAAAAAGAGCGAGAAGAATATGATGCTTGGCTCAAAAAACATCAGACCAATCGAGTTATTAAACCTATTACTGCAAAACCAAAATATGAACTAAAAGTACCTCCTGGTCGGTCTACGACAAAACACATTCCATCTGTGGATTCTGGGCTTTCCTTTGCGGCTGCTGCACCTCGCAAAGTTTACACTGGAGATAAAATCATCGGAATCGGCACTTTGCACAAATCCAATGCTGTTCCAATTTTTTCCGATGAAGAAGCCAAAGATATTGCTAAAATGAGGAGGTAACATGAACGAAAAATTTGAAGATATGCAACCCTGGCAACAACTGACACGAATTATTGATTCTTGGATCAATCCTTTTGTGGGCTTTTGTACTATTGAAGATGCACCTGACGGTTCTGGTGACGGAATTCTGACTTTTCCTGATGGATTCTGTGAAAAAGTGGGCTGGGAAGAGGGAGACACAATAAATATTGAAGCTCCAGGTGACGGAACGCTTGTTTTGACAAAAAAACAACAGTAAAACTCGTAAAAACTCAAAAAACTTGACTTTTTTGTCGAAAATTGCTAAAATTTCACTCAAGTAAGCAATTTTAACAAGGAAAAGTGATGCTTCTTCAATCAAAATCAAATCTTGCTCGTCTGATGGCTACGGAAAACATTTTCATCGAGCAAAAAAAAGTTTCAACTGCGTTTTTTGACCTAGAAAATCGCACTTTGACAATTCCTGTGCTAAACGGAAAACTCTCCGCTGAACTTTATGACCTTTTGCTTGGGCATGAAGTCGGGCATGCGCTGGAAACTCCAAAAGAAGGCTGGCATCATTCTGTTGTCGATCTAAAAGTCAATCGTACCATACTCAACGTATGCGAAGATGCGCGTATCGAGAAAAAAATCAAACGCAAATTTCCTGGAATTCGCCCATCCTTTCTGAAAGGTTACCGCGAACTCATGGATATGGACTTTTTTGGTGTTAAAGGGCATGATCTGAATTATCTTAACTTTATTGACAGGCTCAACCTGTACACTAAAGGCGGTTCAGCGCAGGGGATTGAATTTCTTCCTGTTGAAGAAGAACTTCTACGCGAGGTTGAAGAAACAGAAACCTTCGATGAAGTTGTCAAAGTCGCGCTTAAAATTCAAGAGTATATGAAACAATCGGCCGAAGAAGAAAAGAATCTTTCTTTGACTGATATATTCATTGATCTGGATGAACTCGAAGAATCAGATTATGATGAAGGTGATGACTTTTATGAGGATGTTTTTGAAGTAGGCGGCTCAAAAAGCAACAGCAAAGAGAATAAGAGTAAAGAGGATAAGAAATCCAAACTCCGTGGTGCTGGGCTTGACGGTTCAATCGATTCAGAAACCGACAAAACTTTCCGTGAAAAGGAAAACCTTCTTCGTGATTCTTCATCACGTTATGGTTCAGTCTATGCTAACATTCCAAAATTGAACTTGGAAAATATCATCGTTCCATATTCCTATTTGATGAATGAGTTTGACAATGAAAACAAAAAATATTCTTTTTATTCACTAAACGAATATATTTCAAACTTCAACAAATTCAAAAACGAAAGTAGTAAAGTTGTTTCTTACCTTGTCAAAGAGTTCGAACTTCGTAAGAATGCGGAACAACAATCGAAAGTTCGCATTTCTAAGACTGGCGATTTGAACATGAACCGTATTCATGAGTATAAATTGACCGATGATATCTTTGCGCGCCTTGCATCAGTGCCCAATGGTAAGTCACATGGGCTTATCATGTTCATTGATTGGTCTGGTTCGATGACGAATCATATGAATAATACGGTAAGGCAACTTTTGAATCTTGTTTTATTCTGCAAGAAAATCAATATTCCGTTTGATGTATATGGTTTCTCGACACACCTTACACTTGAAAGGAGTATGAGAATTAATGATAATGAAGATATCTTGAGCAAAGAGGTAAAGATTGGTGATCTTAGCCCAAATCCTTTTTCTCTTCTTCATTTGCTTTCAAGTAAAATGAAAGTTCGTGAGTTTACGAAAATGTGTTCAATTCTTCTTGGGCTTGGTGCGAAGCTTTCACGTACACAGATTGGTAAGCCACTTGAAAATGGTTTAGACATGTCGGTTCCAAACATTCTTTCGTTGTCGGGTACTCCTTTGAACGAAGCCATTCTTGCTTGTTTTGAAATTATTCCAAAATTCAAGACCGACAATAAGGTACAGGTTGTCAATACGGTGTTTCTGACTGATGGTGAAGGTTCGACCATTTATGGATATTATGAAGAGCAAAATGCAAGAAAGTTAAAAGGTTTCAATAATTACCGTGATCGAATCATCTTTCGTGATCCGGTGACAAAAGCAATTGCAGAAGTGTATGATACGATTGGTAATCCTTCCACCCAGGGCACTGACCAATCGATTGCGCTTTTGAGATTGTTGAAACAGCGGACCGACAGTAACATCGTTGGTTTCTATATCACTTCAAGTCAAGATGCTCGCGCTTCAATTTCGAACTTCATTACAAGAGAAGAAAAGAAGTCAATTGATACTTTTATGTCAGAGTTTCGCCGAAACAAGTATGCGATCTTGCAGAATGCTGGATTTGACGAATATTACTTTCTTCGTTCAAACGATTTGGTTATCGATGACGAGAATGATTTTGAAGTCTCATCAACGACAACCCGAGCATTGGTCAGCGCATTTTCTAAATATACGACCAATCGAATTACAAATCGTATTGTACTTAATCGTTTTATTCAATTGATTGCATAGGAAAATTATGATTCATATTCATCGAAATGTATTGTCGGATGAACTCATTGACAGACTGTTTGCGTGGAACGAAGAAACAAAAGGTGGTGACGTATGGGCATCCAATCAGGCCAAATGGTTGGATGTTCTGAAGTATGCTACGACGGGAACGATTCTTTCCAGAGTTTTACCTGACAATTTTAAGAACGACATTTTCAATGACCTCTATCAAAGAGGAAAGATTGATTGGATGCCGCATACTGCATCGGCGCTTTTTTACATGGGCTTTCCACTTTCCTGTGTAAACTGGCATCCAGACTTTCCCGATTTTGATGCAATGTCGATTTATCTAAGTAAAGAGTGGGATTCAAATTGGGGTGGTTGGTTTGCATGGACCGATGAGCGAGCCGGAAATGATCTGACGCAACCGGCGTTTAATGTTCCGTATGGTAAGTTTTTTGTACCTAGTTACAATTCAGCCATACATTCGACGAACACCGAGTGGCATTGTACGACGCCCATTTCACCAAAAGCACCAGTTAGATATTCGATTCAACTTTGGTTCTCAAAAAAGACATAATCTATAATGCCTGACGATCAGAAATATTTCAAAGCTCATCTGATTAGGTATCGTGATCCAGACTCAGAGGATTATATCTGGTTCTGGATTCATCCTTCTACAGGTAGAAAGATATCAGGTGACTTTCTAAACCAAGAAGACGCCGAGATATGGTTCAAAGAAGTCATGGAAATCCACACTCAAACAAACGACCTTATTGCCAGAGCAAGATATGGCAAGTTTTTCAAACTCAAAGCAACCCTAGATGAACCTTACATTTTAAAACCAAACTGCCCCTTTTACTTTACAGTCGAAGACGGTAACCTCCTTTCAATACGAATCCTCGCTTTAGATATAAAAGAAGCCCAAGCCCGTACCAGAGAATACTTTAGAGTCAAAGAATGGATTAAAGGTAATCCAAAGAAAAAACCCGAGGAAAAGAAAAATGACTGATGTTAAACCTGACGATAAAAGCGATGATCAACTCCGTCAAGTAGTAGAAGAATGCATTAAAGTGATTGAAAGTACCAACCTTGGTGATACAGCCCGTACATCCTACGATACTTCACTGGTAGAATACACCCGCCAGAGATTTATACGTGATATACGAAAACGATTCAATCTAACTAACAGTAACTACTAGGAGTAAAAAGAAATGACCGAAGTTAAAGATATCTCAACCGAAACAAAAACCTGCAAAATCTACCAAGATGCGAATGGTACGTATGTAGTAGAATTTATCAATGGTGAACTCGCAGTAATGGCTGGAGCATTCTCAACAGTAGAGAAAGCCGAAGAAAAAGGAAATGAACTGCTCGTCGCCGAACATGTCTCTGGTGAAATGCTGGTTGGTGATGTATTACCCACTGAAGCCTCCACTGAATAACTCTGGGCTACTCTGGGGCCCCTGAAAAAAATTCCGTATTAGGAAAAATCGAAAATTTGTGAGGGGGCCCCAGAAAATAAATTTTTAAAAAAAAGAGTTTGGGCCATAGCACGAAATTACTTACACCACGTAATTTTTACGCAACTGGCCCCCTAATTTTAAGCTGTCGCCAAAAAACAACACTTTCCACCACATTTGCCACAACCTCTGGTTCCTGTATACTTGGCACATATCAACACGGAGCCATCCATGAGCACCAAAGCGAAACGTGAACTAGCCGATTCCCTCTCGAAAACCTTCGTCCTTGGCGTTAAGCGTAAGGCGTCCAAAAGCATCAACACCACCGAGATTGATCATGTGAACGCCTACAGTCTGGGCTACCTTGAGTCCTTCCTAGCCGGGCTGATGGCGTCCAACCCTAAGGTGATGGCTGAGGTAGTAGAGCGGATGAAAGCCCACGCCACCGAGGAGTAAAGCATGAGCCGATTTGAAAACCTGTATCCCTATGCGATGGTCGCCACCTACATCCTGGTGGCGGTGGTTGCGGTACTTGACCTGTTTATCTGGAGACCATAATGAAACCGTTAATCTCTGAACGTAAAGCGAAGGCTGAAGCCAAAAGGATCCACGAATTGGCCGTAGCCAAGCACACTAAACACGGCGAGGTCCGGACTCGGAAGGAAATTGTCTCCGTGGTCAGCGAGATGGAAGATGGTTCGGAAATTGAAGCTTGGCGGATGGCTTCCGCGGCTGCGATTATGGTCTACGGTCCACGTGGTCCTAAATGGTCTGCCGCGAGGAAGGCGGAATACGTGGAAAAAGCCAGGGCTGCAACCAGGTTGGTCCACTACCACCTCCACTCTTATATTGAAGAGTACAAAGCCAGGTTCGTGGCTTCCGCTGCGGAATGGGCTAGGAAGGAAAAGCTGAAAGAGGAAAAGCGAAAAGCTTCCAAATAAGTGTTGTTCCCTGACAACACTTGCCACAACCTCTGGCCCCTGTATACTCCATTCCATACTGAAACGAAACGAAAGCGAAACGATGAACATCCTTGACAAAGCCTTTGACCTCTTCCTCCTTCTGACCGGTGCGGTCGCCATTGTCTCCTTCACCATCTGAGCAAATCCGAGCAAAACACCATGACGAAAAAACACTTTGAAGCCCTAGCAGATTCCATCCGTTGCATTATGGACCCCCATGCTCGATTGCAAGCCGCCGTGGCTGTAGCCCATGCGGTTGGCAAGTTTAATCCGCGGTTCGATTACGACCAATTCTATGATGCCGCTGGCGTGGTCTTCACCAGCATCCAACCCAGCGAAAGGTGATCAATATGACCTGGAATCTTGAAGGTAAGCGAGTTCGGGCCACCTATCTGGTGGATATGCCCCTGACCGGTGTGGTGCTGGAGTCCCGTGTAAAGTATGGTGGGGCTGTGCAGCACCGAATCAAGTTGGACGTGCCCCTTGCAATGAGGTGGCGTACCGAGCCAGCGGATATCCTGCTGGTTGATGATGATAAAATTATGGAGGTCCTACAATGAAAGCAACCCCTAAAACCACCACCGTCTGGCAGGTCCGTTGGCCTGGGAGCCGTTGGAGGCGCACCTGCAAGACCAGGGCTGAAGCCCGCATGGTTGTCAAGGCCGATGCCGCAGCCAAGGCGGATTGGTACTTGGCGATCACCAAACCCTTTATTCTGAAAATCACCACCCAAAAGGTATGACCATGAGCCAAACCAATCGAAGGCTTCCCTTTCAATGCATCCTGGGCACCGAACCAGAGGTGATCGCCAACCGTTTCACGGGTGAGTCGGTAACCCTTCCTCCTGACGCCGTAGCCGTATATGACACCATCATAGGGTGCGAACGATTCGGAGATTATAAGACCATGCGGAAGGGCTTGGATTGGTTCCGTCGGTACTTTCCGAAGGAGTATATGATTCTGTTGGATTAATGCAACACCCCAGGGGTTGGTTGCCAGCCTCTGGGGTACCTGTAGAATCCAAACCATAGCACTGGTCATCCGAGGCTCTAATCCGCCCCTGCGCGTTATTAATCCGTTGCGCCCATACAACGGTTCGAGCCCCTCTTGCCACCGCCTCTGGCTCCTGTATACTTTGCGCATGTCAACGATGAAAGCGAAAACAGAATGAACCTACGCACCGCAGCCGCCCTCCGTCTGGTCCTTGATAAGGACCGTCTGGAGCGTGAGATGGAATACCGTCGGTCCCTAGCCGAGTCCTACAGGTTCAGTGGCCAACCTGGTTCGAACGAAGTCTACCAGCAAGCCTTGAGCGACGTGGAAGGGCTTCAAGACCTTTGGAATCTACTTGACCACCTGGAGACTGAATATGCTTTCGCCTAAAGATTCCGACCGATTCTACCACGACCAACCAACCGAAGAGGACCGCATGGACGAAGCCAACCGAGAGTGCCGCGAGATTGCCGAACAAGTAGCAGAACAGGAAGCCGAGATGGCCTACATGAAGTGGATTGACACTATGCTTCATGCATTCTATGAGACGGAATTCCCTGACACGGAATGGGATGTTGCGTAAAGCCAACAGGTCCAGGGCTGGTTGCCACCGGCTCTGGTACCTGTAGAATCCACTCCATAGCACTGGCGCACCGAGG